GGCTCTTCTATTACGCCTGCTTCGCCTAATTCCTCGACTTGTCCATCTTCGACAATGGGGTCGATTACTTCAGTACTAGCACTAGCATCATTTATTTCTTCATTACTCATTTGGAATCCTATCCTTCTAATTGGTTGTTCCTATATATATGTAAAAAATTTTACATAATTCTTTTATTGTTGTGGCGGCTGTCCTTGTAACGCTGCCAAAATCTCAGGCGGTAGACCTTCTAGTCCTCCAGCTTGAGGTGCTTGTCCTTGTAAAGCGGCCAATATTTCTGGTGGTAATCCTTCCATTCCACCTTGTGCTGGTCCAGCTTGAGGTGCTCCACCTTGCAGTGCAGCTAATAATTCAGGAGGTAATCCACCTTGTTGAGGAGGAGGGCCACCTTGTCCGCCTTGTAAAGCAGCCATTAATTCAGGAGGTAGACCTTGTCCACCTTGTTCTGATTCCATTGCTGCCATATCATCTGGGGTCATGCCTGGTGGCAAACCTTGTCCTTCTAATGCTGCCTGGTCAGGAGTCATACCTTCTGGTGCTTGTTGTTCTGGACTTTGTAAAAATGCTCCTGCATTCTTTACTCCGAATCCAGTACTTAAAACATACTCAGCCAACTTAGGCAAGTTAACAAGTCCTGCCTGGGCAAACGGTTGCATTGCTGAAACTATCTGCATGGCCATATCTCTACGGAAAGCTTCGTTGCGTGGGGCTGTAGATCCAGCCTCAACATTAAAGTCAAACTCACCAGAAATATAATCTTTATCAAAGGTTAGCCATACAGGTGCATTCTCACTGCCTACTATTCTTACAGTTTGTTCGCCAGTTAAATACTGTTGAGCAAGCATTATAAGATTAGAAGCACAAGCAGCTATGCAGTTTTCAATATCTATAAGTTTTTCAGCCACTCTAGCATTACCGGACTCAGCAATAATTGATGCTTCGCGGGCGGTTCTAGTTGTTTCTGGAATAATTCCACGCTGATACTCTGAGACACCTGACACACGGTCTATGTCTGCTTCAATAGATTCACTCATCTTATAGAATTCAGGTGGGTTAATGTAAGCTGGCATTGCAGCCACTACATTCTGTAGATTCTCATTACCTTTAACTGGAACCAATACGTTGTCATCATCTGATGCCAAAGCCTGACGGCCAGCATCATCGAATGCTGATTCGCTAAACAAATACTTACGGGAGAAACGCTTTCTGTGGTTCATCATCTGTGTACGAGTTTCGTTTAATTCGTACTGCAGTGGTTCAATTGCTTCAAGTTCACCCATTGGATAAAAGAATCCAGGGATTTCATAGTTACGCAACATAATAAAAGGATGGCCAAATACGTATGGCATCTTTACTGGCTTAACTAGGAACTTGTCACCAGTGTCTGAGAATATGCACATCTCACCAGTATCAACATTGTAATACTCATAGATGTTACACATGGCTTCTTCTGAATCATAATTATAATCATAGGCATTGGTAGCTAGAAAATCTGCTGCTGATGTGTTAATAGCTGGTCCTACGTTTTGTCTTGCTGAGTAATCATAACGTTCATCATTCTTAACATCTTTTAATGTGCGGCGACTTTTCTGTGCAATCCAACGCAGGTCATTCATATCTGTTGCGTAAGGATCTACATACATGTTGAATGGGTCAACGCGCTCTAAGAATGGGCGGTCTTCTCTAATTACGAATGTTGATTCAACATCACCTGTTGGTGGATTCTCTCTACTTGCAGCTTCATCAGCAGTGTCTTGAATATCATCAAGCTTTGCTTCTTCAACAAAACGATAACCAGTTTTAACCCAACCATGACCAATAATTAAATAATCTTTTGCTGCTCTTTGAAACTCTGGCTGACAACCATAATGCTGCCACCAATAGTTAATGATTGATTCAGTTACTACAGCTTTGTCACCATCTTCTGGTCTACGTGGATTAACATTAATCTTTGGACGACCAATAGCAATTGCAGGAGCTAGAGTATTAATAGTTGAGAATGCAACGTTAACAAGTAATCTGTCACCAACGCCAGCACCACGGTAATGTCTACCGCGATACAAGTTTATTAAACGTTGCCAGAGTTGAATATAATTTTGCTGCTCTAATACTTTTTGTGCTAAATTAATTTTCTGTCTGTACTGACTTAATTTATCTGAGTTACTTTGTCTTGCCATATTAACAATCCCACTTCTTTAATGCCAACGCTTTACGTGTTGGTCTTCCCTTAGAATCTTTCATAGGTCCTGGATTTCCTTCCATACGAGCACAAAATGATTTTCTTCTTGCTGCTGACTTTGGTGACTTAGCAGCTTGCTTAGCAGATACTGGTGGTTTTAAATTCATACCTTGTGCTTTTGCTGATGCGCGACCTTTAGCATTAAGTCCACCTTGAGGATTCTTTCCCTCTTTACGCTGCCATGCTGGAGTTTTAGCCATTCTTTTTCTTCTTTGCAGCTGCTCTCATATTGTCCACTAAGTTTGGATACGGACGACCAGCAGCTTTTGCCATTGATTTAGCTTTTGCTTTTTGTGCATCAGATAATTTAGTTGATTTCTTTTTTGGATTAGGAGTTTCCCAAACTGGTTTTCTATTCATTATTTTCTACCCTTTACCAATCCCTCACCAATTGCAGCAAGTCTGCAATATCCATTTGCTTCTGCCTTTTGTACAATAATGTGACATCCTTTCATTTCAGGACACCAGAAAGCGCAGTTAGAACATTTAACTCCCATTGCTTTCTTTTCATTTTGTGCAGGCGATTCATAACCAACCCAAATACCATTGCCATCGTTATCAGCAAGTTTGCCATATTCTTCAACTATATCAAACATAGATTCAACATATTCAGCTTCTGCAGGAGCAAGTTTAATAATAGGATTAGTTACACCTTCAGGTAACCCTTCCATTTCTTTTTCTTTTTCCTCTTCAGTCTTGCCAATCATAATGGCAATCTTGAATGCTTCGCCTACTGGTGTTTGTGAATATTTCATTTTTTATTCTTCTTTACTGGTACGTTGTTGACAACTTTTTTTGCCTTCTTTTTCTTAGGATACTTTTGCGTAGTGGTGCTGTTCATAGCATCCATATCCCTCATCTGGATGTTAGGAACTGGCATTACTTAGCGCTCGAGTAGAATCCAAGTTGTATTGTAACCGTTCCTTTGACAGAAACAAAAGTTACTGGGTCTGCAAGGTACACACCAAACTCTGCTAAACCAGCAACACTACCTCTAAAGTTTATATTCTGTTGTGTTGGAGTTGCGCCAACAACACTTTCTACTTGAGACACTAATGAAGCATCTTCTGCGTTGTTTAGCGACCATAAAGCTGGTGATGTTTGGTCTGTTCCTGCACCACCCCAAAATGAAATAGTTCCATCCCAACCAGTAGGTGCCACAATAGTTAATGCTACCGTGTCATAACCAGCACAGTTTGTTGGAAACCAGTCAGCTGGATAGTTGTATGGGCCTGCACCATTGTATGTGTAAGTATATTCTCTTTGCAATAACATTATTTACCTTTTGCTTTCTTTTTAGATTTGCCGGCTTCACTAAGTGCAATAGCAATTGCTTGCTTGCGCGATGTAACTACTCGTGCTTTCTTCGGTCCTTTAGGATCTACTCCACTGTGCAATGTGCCAGCTTTATATTCCTTCATTACTTTAGAAACTTTTGCTTGAGCTTTAGTTTTCTTCATTATGCTTCTGGTCTTCTCTCTCTTGCAGCATCGCTTGGTGAAGAGTTGCTGCCACCTTTTGACTTTGGAACAAATGGATTCTTCTTGTCCCAAGTTGCACGTGCCTTTGCTCTTGCAGCTTTTTCAGCTGCACTGCGTGGCTTACCAGCTGGTGTTGGTTTAATGCCAAGTCTGTCAAGTTGCTTTTGTACATATGCACGACGTGCTGCTTCTCTTGGAGCTTGCTTAAGCTTTACATATGGCTTAGCTTTTGAAGCTGCTGGAGTAGTAGAGGTAGATGATGCTGCGGCTTTCTTAACAACCTTAGCACCAACTGCCAAATCTTTTGCCATACGTGCAGTATTGGCTTTTCTATCAGCAGCTTTACCTTGTGCAACCATATCAGCTTTTTCTTTTGGCGGAATTGGTTTTACTGCTGGTTTTGATTGACCAGATACTCCACCTTCTTTAAAGAATTTAACTACAGCTTTAACTGGTGCGACAGTTGCTGCACGAGATTCTGCAGCTGACCCAAAGAAGTTTGGTTTAACTGGAGCTTTATTTGTAGATGGTCTATTAACTGCTGGACCCTGTGCAGCTTGAAATGCCTGAGCCATTGTTGGCTTTGCTGGCATTGCTGTTGTTTTGCTGCTTGGCTTTTGCCCTGGTGGGTATTTTTTATCTTTTGAACTGGCCATGATTATTACTCCTTATTTGATTTTGGTTTTGGTTTTGGTTTTGTTAAATGCCATTCAATATGGCCATCTAATTTGTCTGCGATTTTATCTATCTTGCCCGCCAACACACCGTGCTGTTCAGAACTTTCTTTTCTAAAAGATTGTATTAAGACAACAAGAGGACCGCCAATAACAGCGACAAGAACAGGAACGAGCCAATCAGCCACACTAAATCAGTTCCTTGCGAGCTGGAATCTTTTCAATTTCGCCTGCTTTAAATCTTGGTGATTCTTCCATAGCTCGTTGTTGCTCTCTTTCAGTTGGCCCATGAAACGCTTCTTGCCCATGAGTAAATCCCAATCGAACACCCTTAACATGACACTTGAAGCAAAGCTGCCTCTTCAGGTCATTTTCTGACTCAATTGGTCTTTCACAAGTTGAACACTTCATACAATCTCCTATTATACTATAAAACTTTTTACATTACTAGTAGTAATTAAATTCTCCGATAAGCCAACGTTCTTTTGCCTTCTGTGGTTTAGGAACTTTACTGGCAAAATAAGCTAATGTACCAAATGCAGCATCTGTCTTAGGGCTATACTCTGGAAGCCAAACGTACTTAAGCATCTGGTTGGCAATAGCCAAAGACATTACACGGTCGTCGTGCGGGGAACCGTGAGTAGATCCATTGTCATCTCGAACAAAAGTTTTAAGTTCAGCAATAGTATATTCGCACTTGAGGTCTAAGACGCCATCTCTAAGGTGTGCGCTTAATTCGTCTATAGCTAAAGGCTTTGACAAGGTTGTTGTGCGCCAACCCAGCTTCTCTGTAGCTTCAGCATTCCTAATGTTTAATTGGCGTTGCCTATAGATATTAAGATAATTAGCTTTATTTAAAGCAGTTAACGTTGTTAAACCGTGGTTATTAGATTCAACACCTATTAAAGCTTCATTATAAAAGAAGCCTAATGAATAAAGAACTTCTTCACCAAACTTGTCTGGATCCACATGTCCATGCCAGTGGGCTACTACAGTACCAGACTTAGCATCAATAACATGAGCGGCAGAATAGTCACCTCTAGCCAATCCTTCGGCCACGTC